GAACACCAGCAAAAGTATTACCTGTATCATCTACATTTAGGTTAGTTGCTAATGCCGGAGCATAATCAAGCATACCTGTTGCAGACAAGCATGATGCTACGTCTGATGATGTGATGATGAAGTTACCGCGGCCTCTACGAGTTTCTTTAGCAATAGTATTTGCTTCACGCTCGATTTGTACCATAAGACCTTTGAACTTCTCCACTGACCAACGGCCATCAGCATCGTTCGCAAGATCAAACACACCATTAAGAGCTGTTTGAGCTGTAGAAGCACCAGTCTTAGCTTGTGAGTTGATTGTACGGATTACTTCACGGTTGATTTCTGCAAGAATCTCTGTTGACAAGATGTTTGCCAATTCTGATTCTGCATCAAGACCATGAATTGCTTTCAAGTCTTGTGCTAGCTCTAGGCTATACTCTGCTTTCAACGCACGTGTTTTTGCAGACACAGTTGCTTTTTCAATGGTGAAACCCATTTCATTGAAAGTAGATCCAGTAGTACCAAGTGCCTCACCGTCTGCTGTTGGCATACCACCAGCAAAACCAGTAGTTACACGGTCATTATCGAGTGTACTATCTGATGCTGCATCAGTTACACCAGAAAGACCTGATGGTCCTGCTGTACCGTTTGCACCTGTTGAATCGCCACCCCAAGCAGTATTTGCTTCGTTGAAAAGTGCTTCAGTTGAACTTGTTGCACCTGCACCATAGCGTGATTTCATTGCGAAGATCAAGCCTGTTGGACCAGTCATTGGCTGCACACCACATACATCATATGCCATCATATTTGGCATAGCACGACGCACGAGTGAGATAAGGATTGGATCCCAGTTACCTACTGAACCAGTGTTATTTGATGGTGAACTTTCTGTCAAGAAGCCTTGCTCTGCTTGACGCTGCTCAGCAAGAGCTTTTTCTTGGTTCTCAAGAACAACAGCTGTTACTGATTTTCTGTAAGAATCTTCGATTTTACCCGCTGATTCTTCATTGAGCACTGGTGCCCATTTCTCTGTGAGATTTTTATATGTATTAGACATTTTCTTTTGTCCCCTTAAATTAAGATGTTCTCAAAGCTGAGAGATATTTATCCATGTTGCTTGAAATTTCAGTTTCATCTGCTTCTTCTTCTACAACACTTTCATTAACCATTTCTACTGGCGCTTCTGTAGTTTCTACAGGTTTCTGAGCAAAATATGATTCTTTAAGTGTAGAGATTTTTGAAACAAAATCTTCTTCGGTTGTAAAGTCAACACTTTCAGCAAGACTTCTAAGTTTTTCAACTTGTGTTTCTGCTAGGTCTTTAGAAGCTTCACGAATGCAAACTTCTTTTTTCATTGATTTTACAGATTCTGACATTTGCATGTTTTTCTCTGTTTGTGAATTTAATTGGTTTTCAAGCTCTTCAACTTGCTCTACCAAATCATCCACAAGATCAATTTTGGATTCTGGAACTTCGATATAAGATTCAGTAAACAAGTCTTTCAAATTGTTCATGAATGTTTCTGCAATCTCTGTTCTCAAACCAGCTTCTACAGCCAATCTGTTTTCTTCCATCCAAGTTTCAACTACATAGTTTAGATAGCTGTCGATTTTCTCAACAAGCTCTCCACGTGTTTCGTTGAGACCTTCTTCAATTTCTGTTGCATACTGCTCTTCAAGAGCTGTTACTCTTTCAGCAATAGTTGCTTCAAGTTCAGCTTCTTTCTTAGATACTGCTTCATTCACTTTTGAATTAACAGCTGCTTCAAAAATTGTTGCGGCTTTTTCTTTAAAACCTTCCGCAAGACCTTCTTCATTAGCAATAAGTGCTTGTAGGTCTTCCTTGTGCTCAGAGACGACTACGTCATCTTCCATTTCAACTTCTTCGCCCATCATACTTTTATATGATGCTTGAAGATCAGTTTTCTTCATAGCCTGTAACTTACCGTACATAGCGTTAACCATGCCAGCTTTAGTTTTTGGCATTGGCTCTGAATTTGACTTATCGCCTTTCCGCTTTGGAGCAGCTTTAGTCGCATCACCGGCAGCATCTACTGATGCTACAGATTGAGCTTCTGCATTCTTAGGATCATGAGCTTCGTCCACAACTTCCGCTGCTTCATCGAGCTCAACTTCCTGGTCTTGTACTTGATCAGTCATGTTTGACTCCTCTTTTATTTGAGCAACGAGAGGAAATTCTTAAACTCACGTTCCTGCACTAAATGCATATCAGCACGCGGAGCTTTTTTAATTTCAGTCTCAATTTCTTCAATATCTTGAGGTTGAATAACACCATTGTTCCAAACCCACTCTACACCTTCCATAATCCCATTAACGAAAGCTTCTGGAGCAGATGGATCTTGTACAATGTCGACAGTGTTTAACATAAAGTCTTCCTTTACATACATTGTCCCATTACGATTCTCAAGACTTCCCATACCACGAGTTGAAACGCCTAGTTGAACACCACCATCGAGGAGACCTTTTACAATGTTTCCCATTGGAGTATCTAATATAAGCGCTTTCCCCATCACATTATTTCCTTCCCAAGTCATCTCGGTAATGCGATGTGAAACCTTATCTAAGTTAACAGTTGGTCCTTCTGGATGATTTAACTCTCCAACTGCTCTCTTAGTTGCAACCTGTTCGGTTGCAAATTTATGAACTGCAGATTCCATAATACTTCTAGGATATATTCTGCCGTTTCTATTTTTACTTTCAGCTTGTGCGAAGATACCTTCGATCACATAGTTTTTCTTACCACTCTCATCTACCTCTTCGGTAATATAAGATAATTCTTGATCATTGTATTCCGCAATAAGCTTCATAGTTTTATCCTTTATACTGTTTGACGAACTCTTTCGCCATTTTCTCAGCTTCTTTTTCTGAAGCATAAGTATCTAAAACGTCACCATCAACTTTAGCCTGAAACTTATTTTTGACCTTTACAATCTCAATTGCAATGCCTTTAACTTTCATCTTCTTAGATTCATCTAAGCTGGCTTTTAAAGTTTTAAACGATTTCATCTTCTACTTCTACTTCCATATCTACTTCTGCATCTACTTCTTCAGGTGCATTATTATATAATCTATTAGCTAATTCAATTCTTTTATTATCAATAGCATCTGATAGTTTATTAGCAACTAAATCATTAAAAATATTTGAAGAATTTACAAAATCTTTATCCTCAATAGACGATATCATCGCCTCGATTGGATCAAGTTCCACTTCTGGTTCATCACTTGTATCTTCTTCAGCAGATGTATCTACTGTATCAATATCTTCAAGACTTTCGATGTTTTCGTCTGAAACATCTGTAACATTATTTAATTCATCATCCATAATTATTCTCCATATTTTAGATTATTTATATAAATTAAGTTTTTGACTTTTAATCTCCCAATACATCATCATAATCGGGATATTGCCTTGTTGCTCCATTACTTTGATTGCCCCAAACAATTCTTACAGCCCCATCACCGCCTTTTTGTCCATGACCAATTTTACTTTGAATAATACCAGCACCACCACCGCCAGGTGAAGCAGCTTGACCACTAAATGATGGATGATTAGCTGAACCAGAAGTTGGTGGAGTTATCGAACCTGCACCGCTTGCTGGTCCTAACGGACCAGCAAAGAAAGCAATGCCACTAATCCAATTGCTTCCGTGTCTTGAGTATTGCACATGTACACCAAGCGGTGAGCTGACGAATGCTCCCCCACCATCACCCATACCGTATATTCCAGTAGCGCCACCAGCTTGAAAATCTTCTGGAAACCCATTGTTTGAAGAACTTGACTGTGTTCTTGAGCCACCCCCACCACCACCTGCGTATCCAGCACCAGCCGCCGGGGATCCATCTGCGTGCCAACCACGACCACCAGAACTCTGATAACCACCTGCACCACCACCACCTGGAGATTTATGTGGGGTAGATGTTGAACTAGAACCGCCGCGGCCACCAGTACCTCCGCCCGTTTTATCAAAGCCGCCACTCATACCACCGGCACCACCTGCAGTGTCATTTGCTGTATCAGTCAACCCACCTTCGCCACCATATGCAATTAGTCTTGTAGAACCACTCGAGTTAAGAATATAAGTATCCCCACCATCAGATCCATTTGCTCCAGAGCTTGTTCCACCAGCACCACCCGCACCAACCACTATAGTAAAAGTATCACCTGGAGATACTGAAATATTACCATAGACGCAACCGCCCCCACCGCCGGCAGATGCTGCAGTGGCTGAAGTAGATGAATTACCTCCTCCGCCTCCACCGGCGCCTACACAAACAGCAGATATTTGATAGACGTTGGCTGGTACAGTAAAAGTAACATTTGAACCAAGTGTAACATTACTTCTATCAAATATTGCCGATACCGGTATAGTATTAAATCCTTGATTTCTAAAATCGCTAAAACTAATTTGACCGCTTGTAGGGATTCCAGATGTAACTACAGAACTAGCTATAACATTAGTTGCGGATATAGCTGTTTGAACATTAGTGCCGTTTCTATAGTATTCTGATAAACTCATTGCAGGAGTGGTCTGATCTTCAAATACATATTCTATGTTATTATTAAATGATATGGCTCCGGTGCTTGGTACAAATGGCATTATTTTTCCCTTTCAAGTCTTTCAACTTTTTCGGAAAGTTCTTTAATTGCTTCAATTAATAATGGAACCAATTTTTCATATCTAACAGCTTTATATCCATCTTCTCTTGTTGTAGTAACTTCTGGTAACACTTCTTCAACTTCTTGAGCTAAGACTCCAGCCTCTCTGAGAGTTTGATCTTTATCTTCAGCTAAT